AGTTACTTCACTTCCACTTGCATCTTCTTCTCTCTTCCCCACAACTGCACCAGTCAATAAGTCGGCTGCTACTGCGTCTCTGATTAAGTTTGCTCCACTCATAACAACCATCGCCCCCGTTGAACCGCCAGTTGCACAATCTTGTATATCCCAAACTCCGTTCTTTGCAAATGTGCATTCTGTAATTCCATCACTAAGGGTTTTCTCTTCCCATAGAATACCAGCAAATGCTTCCGCTGCTCCAGTTGCCGCGCTTGCTGTGTGTGGGTCTGCCAATTTACACATCGTAGAAAGAGCGATTGCGGCACCATCCGCCACCGTATACCTTGAAAATTCGGTTGGGGTTTCTATACATACTGGGACTGCCATGTATTCGGTTAACCGAATAACTATTTAAATCTTCCGCTTTTTTACAAAAGCTCTACTCCATCCTTGAATTTGTCTTTTTTGAAGGGTCCCCAATGAATACCCACCCCGCCGTTCTGCCCTTCGTTATGTTTTGCGCATACTCTTTGGACTATTTCCTTAATCTCCTTCTTCGCTGTCGCTGGGAATACTAATTCAAAAGTTTTAATTTCTCTCGGCATTAATTGCATAGCCCCTATATGTTTCCCAGTATCCTTATTTTTTAAATTAAAATAAACCCTTTGCAAATCCTCTATACATCTTCTCATTAAATTCGGGGAACCCCGAAGAACCATATACTTGTGCATTATAACTCCTTAATTTTTTGTTTGTAGTTATAAACATTAAACTCTAATTCATCCACTTGATTTTGTGCGGTTGCCACGTTTCCCTTTGCGACCTTTAACAACCTCTCCATCTCTTTCAAACATGCCTGCCATTCTTGTTTATTCATAGTTTATCAATCGCCTCCGCCAACGGGGTTCCTTTAAAAAATTCTTTTGCCCCTGCCTTCTTCTTGTCTTCGGGGCTTATCTTCTCGGCTTCTTGTGTAGTTTCTGCTTTCCCGCCTATTTGGACTTTTGCTCGGAGTTCTTCTTGTCTTAGGAGTTCTTTTTCAGTTTCGTCGTTCGCCGCTTTGAGTTCCGCCAGATTGTTCTTAACCTTATCAACCTCAGAAATAGAATCAACTTCCTCTCCCCCAGCGTTACTCTCATCACTTTTTTCATCAGTCATAGAATTATAGTGTAACGTTATTTATAAATGTTCCTATCCGCCGTGTTGAGCGAGTAGTTCGTCCGCCTCAGCGTAACGCTTTAGTCTGATTAGATTGTAATACTCCGCCTTCCATGCCATCTCTTCGATGTCTGCTGTTTTCCTTTCCTCGCCAATTCTTTTATAGTAGTCTTCTGCCTCACTACGTTCCCTCTCTTCTTCCTCTCCCCTTTCTTTTCTTATGTTCTCAAAATATTCTTCGTCTTCTGCTCTTTCCCCTAACTCCCTCTCCCGTGCCGCCTCATCACTCTCCCGACGTTCTTTCATAAATGGAGTTTCCCCCGTCTCTTCGAGAGTTGCCTGTTCTTCCCTTCTCTTGTTTAAACTATTTTGGTCTATCTCCAATTTTGTCGACGCTGCTTCGTAGAATTTCGTAAGTTCTTTTACAACGTTAGCGAATGGGATTGCGCTTAGTAGTTTGCTCCATGCGGAAGGGTCGAGTATTTTTGCTTGTTCATCTATTGCCATTTGTTCATCTTCTAAGTTCCCAGAGTCACGAGCAGACTTAACAGCGAAACTAAGAGTTTGTAAAGCCTCCTCTTTAATGAATCCGGCGAATGGGTATGAGCCTATGATACCCACTAATGCAGAAGCCCCCCCGATTTTTGTTAGCCATGATTTTGTTAGAGCGGTTGATTTTGCGTTAGTTGAGAATTTTGCAGCAGTCACTCCCCTTACTCCCTTCCCCGTTTCTACTAATTTCCCTACGATTGCTTTATTTGTGAGAGCAGTTCTAATTTTCCCCATACTCTCGGCTGAGACTTTGATTTGGTTTGGTAGGTCTCCACCCAATCCACTTAACCCTATTGGCAACGACCCCGCATGAAGTTGTCCCTTTGCTTTTAAATCTTTGAATACCTGTGGTTCCCAAATCTTTGCCAAAATTCCCTGTTTCTTTTCTTCCGGTTCATTTAATCTTACAGGCTCATCTACCTTAGGAGTTGGTTTTATTTCTTTAGGAGTTTTTTTAATTTCTTCTTTTTTAAATCCTGGTAATCCTTGTTTCGCAAATCTTTCCATTCTTTCTTCTTTTCTTTCTTTAATGGGTTTACTCCTTCTTTCTTCTCTTGTTTCCCTTAACTTTTCCTTCTCTTTGAGTTTTCTTTCTCTTCTTCTTTTTCTTTTTTCCTTAGCTTTAATTTTCTCTTCTCTGGTTGCTTTACTCCAATCTCTCATTATTTAGTCGCCTTTGTAGGAATTGTTACGCCGATTGCTGCTCCTATAACAGCAACGACAAGCGTAAACAAAGTCCCATTTATTCCATTGAATAGTGCACATACTTCTAAAATTGTTAAACAAATAATTCCAGTAACTATGACTTTCCAGTTTATATCTCTCATGTATTTTCACTCCTTGGGTTCATCTCTGATTGGTCTATATTCTGTGCTCCATCCTTCTTATTGTCGCTTAACATTTCATTCTCTAACGACGCTGGGAACTCCAACTCGATGACGATGTTTAGTTGGGATAATATTTGTTCTTCTATGTAGAGTTGGTCTTCTTCTATTGTTTGCTGCCATGCCAAATAACTAATCTTCTCAGAAGCCTCTGTAAACCCAGTCCCCCCACCTACTACGAACTGGGGAACCCCAGCCGCTCGGTAGATTGCCGCCTCTCTCTGTTCAATCCAACTCTTAGGGTCGAGAGTTGCGTTAGGCGCCAAAGACAACAACTCACTCTCACAAGTATCAAAAGGTTCATAGATATTGTCCCCTGCCTTAGTCGCAGCATCCATCTTCGCCTTATAGGCTGCGATTTCTGTTGCGTCATCAGTCTTTAATTTAAATTTCCATTGAGGCATTACAAACCTATGCATGACTTTCTTATAATCTACAATCCCTTCATTCATAGCGTCCACAAGAGTTTTAAGAACATCAACCATCCCCCTTCCATGAACTTCGTGACCCATTCTATTTCGGGAGATGTGGAAGATTTCTTCGGGTTTAAATCTATGAAACTTTCCGTTTGATTGAGTGTAGTCGTATCTTATGATTACTGATTGATTGTTTGAGATAACTCCCATTTTTGTAACATCCAGCGGTTTAAGGTTTATCAAATTCCCCTCATCATCTCGGATTATTTCAGCGTAGGCGTCCCCCCCTATGTGGTAGCACCTAATCATATTTTCTAAGATTGTGTTAAAAGTGTCGTTCCCTACTCCTTTGATTGTGTCCAACAACATGACAGTTATTTCATCTGCTTGGTAACCCTTCCCTATTGTCCAACGAGCCCGAGCGTTTATGATTTCTTGGATGATTGTTGTGTTTAGGAAGTAGCCCAGTTGAGTGCTCCATTTTGTATTTATCCACTTTGTTTCCTTCTGCCCCCCTGCCCCGTCGAGAGTGGCTGTATCGGTAGAGTAGTCTTCCATCTCATTCGTTTGAGCCCCTGCAACCATGTTGGATATTTTTAAGTCTGCCATTAGTCAATTAATAAATTAATATCTATAATCCCCCTTTCTTCTGATAATCCGATAGATTTGCCTTCCATTTTACTGAGTTCCCCGATGTCAAAACCCATGTGCCTAACCCTCCCGAGAAGTCTCCCCCACTTCCCCACTCTGTTGTGTTTATTAACAATAATCTCAACCTCTTCCCCTTCTATTTGTGATTTTAGCCATAACTTAGAATCGCGTCCCCCTTCCTCGTTGAGTTCTGCTGCGAGTATGTTTGAGATTCTGATAGGGAACGAGAAGTCTCGAAATGGACAGGTTACCCTAATTGTGTCCCCATCTGTAACCTGTTCACACTTCGCCCAAAAGTCCTCTGCTATTTGTTGATGTGGGCTTTCAAAGTATAGTCGTCCCATTTGGGAGTTTGTCAGTTCTGGAAATCGTTTGAAGTCGTGTGCCATTTTTATTTATACCTTATTCTTGCCCCGTAGATTATATCTGAGTCGTCGAGGTCAGAAGTGCACATTAAATAATAAGAATATGTTGAATTATCTATTATTGCACTTGTAATCGAAGTGTCCTCAGTAGAAAAAGCTGCTGTTGCCATAACAGTAGTCACATTTACAGCACTTGTTTGTTTTCGTACTAGTTGCCATTCTTCCCCTGTGTCAACTCCATAAACAACAACTCCTATAACTTCTGCACCGTTTGGTAAATAAACTGGCGCAGCAAGCCAGTCCCCTGTTGTCTCAACGTAGGCATTTCCATAATCCATAGAGTTTAGCCCGCCGTCTATTGCTCTAAAAGCTATCCCTGGACAACTCCATACTTTTCCAAATTCTCCCCTTTTATCTTCGATAAGTGTTGTGCCTGTTAATAGTTGGTCTGCCATTTTATATGAATGTGACTGTCTGTTGGTTCTTCAGCAACCCTATGCACTGAATCCAAATAGCCCAGTTTGTATTTACTATGTTCTCTTGTTCCCTCTGTGAGCCATAACCAGAGGCATCATAGAGAGCCCCCCAATATCCCACATAAGAAGAGACTGCCATCGATAAGAGTTGTTTCTTTCCAGTAGCCAAAGCGGTGAAGGCGGTCGAGTCCACCGCGATAACTTCCCTACATAAAACATTTATGAAGTCTTGGGCTTGTAGGCAGAGTTCGTTTATTCTGTCTTCGTCTACATTAGTGCTATCGTAACCATTCCCCATTTTAAAAACACATTCCGCTGAGGTGGCGTAAATTCCAGTGTGAGCCATGTTATTAACAGAAAGCCATGATATTTAACCCTTTCGTATAGACGCACCATGCCGCCCTAATGAGTGCTTCTGTGATATGTGAGTATTTTCCGTAGATTTTGACCCTCTCTGTGTCGGTGGTATATTCAAATTGGATACTCATAAGGCTTAATCTTACCTTTTCATCGTCGGGGAGTATGATTTGCTTCTGTTCCATCAGTCTTCTTAAATTTCCGTATAAATCCTCCTTTAAAATTCTCTTGTGTTTATTTTCCTTATCTACAGACCGAGAAGCGTTGTTTATTCCGACAACCTTGTATTTTACCTCACCTTTTTCCAATAAAACGTCTAAGACTGCCCCACCTATCCCACCATCATCAATATAGATTTTTTTAAAGTTGTATTGGTGGTTTAGCGCCCTTATTCTTCCTATGGTGTCGGTTGTTGTGATGTTTTCTGTTGTCTCATATTTAATAAAACTGAGTTTATTTTTCCATTCTCTTACTACTACAAAGGCGTTCTCATCACCACCATAACGGGCAATATCAACGCCGAGATAGAAGTTCCCTTTTGGTAAGAATTGTGCCCCCGTGACTGAGTCGATGAGAGCCTTAGGAAAGAATTGCTGGACTTGGTCGAGAAATTCTGCCTCATATTCTTGTTTGAATTGTAGTTTGGTCATCCGTTTTCTTTCGGATTCTAAAAACTCTTCACTAATTCGAGGGCAATCTCGAGAATACACGTGGAAAGTTGTAAACTCATCAGAAAAGAAACAATCGTAGAAGAAACCCTCATTTCCTCGTGGCGTGGATAGAAGGTCAATCGTTCCCCCGGTAGTCGCAAGCATCGGTCGCACAGCCACATAAACCTCTTCA